ACAAAAGCTATCCATTACCTAACCAATGAACTAGAACATGTCGCTAACGATTACACCAGACATACACAAGACATTCCTCAGCCAACAAGCGGAGGAGTTTCGGACGAAGTATGCGATTGGCAACAACACGGATCGGCCACATCGGACTAAACAAAAGAACCTTATAACTGAAGAGTTCAAAGAGTTTCTTGAAGCTGAAGGTATGTTGTTTAGAAAAAACAATATGTTCAGGGCTGATTGTTTAAAAGAATTAGCTGACTTAGTTTATGTTTGTTATCAGTACGCTGCTAACATGGGATGGGACTTAGACGAAGCTCTTCATAGAGTACATGCAAGTAACATGTCTAAGTTAGATGAAGATGGAAAACCTATCTACCGTGATGACGGTAAGGTTCTTAAGGGACCAAATTATGCACCACCAAATTTAGATGATTTAGTTTAATGACAGCAGAATTGATCGCTCGAACAGGCCGAGTACAAAACTGGATGGATAACCCAGAAGGGAGATTGCCTGTAAGCTGCACCGTCTTCGTAGTTGAAGACTCAATAGAAGGAGAAAATGGAATCGAAGCGTCTTGGAGATTTGCGAGCCACGCTCTTAGATACGGAGCAGGGGTTGCAATCCACTTATCCAAGCTTAGACCTAAAGGAACTAAGAATGGCAAGGGACTTGTTGCGAGTGGTCCAGTATCGTTTGCAAAAATTTACTCAGTATTAAATGAAACACTTAGAAGAGGGGGTGTCTACAAGAACGGTGCTGTTGTTGCTCACTGTGATATTGACCATGCCGATATCATTGATTTTATTACAACTCCTAGATCCGAACTCCCTTGGATCAAAAGGTGCGTCAATCTTGACATTCAAAAATGGAAAAACACTGATTCGCTCACACGGGAGGCACTAATTTATGGAATCAAATCAGGAGACATCTGGCTCAACAAAATTAAATATGACGCAGAAGGAAAAAGAGTCTACGGGAACGTATGTCTTGAGGTTTACCTGCCCTCACGAGGAACATGCCTTCTCGAACATATCAATCTCGGTGCCTGTCGTATCGGCGACATACAGACGGCTCTCACTAAAGGTATGTCCGAACTGTGCCGTCTTCATGGCAGAACAGGTGTTGGAGGGACTGGAGAATATCTTCCCTCATCGACTGACAAGCAGATCGGACTTGGATTCCTTGGACTCGCGAATCTCCTCAAGCGTGAAGGTATAACATATGATACATTTGGTAAAGCTTTAGATTCTTACAATGCTGGTTTCTCTGTAGGAGGAACAGCTGGTGTATTAGTATCTGAACTAGCCAAAGGTATAGAATCAGCTGCTAGTATAGCTAGAGCTAATGATATGGTAAGAGCATTTGCTATTGCTCCTACCGCTTCTTGTTCTTATAGAAGCGAAGACTTAGATGGGTACACATGTACTCCAGAGATCGCTCCACCTATTGCAAGAACCGTAGACCGTGACAGCGGTACTTTCGGTGTGCAAAAATATGACTATGGCGATGTAGAGATTGCCAGTGAGGTTGGCTGGGACGCATACAAGCGTGTAGCAGATGGCTTCATGAAATTATTAAATATTACAGGACTTCTTCACGGATATTCATTCAACTCTTGGTCGGATGTAGTAGCCTACGACAATGCGTTCGTGGAAGAGTGGTTAGGTTCGCCTCAAACCTCCTTGTACTACAGCCTTCAGGTGATGGGAGACGTACAAGATAAATCTAATGCTTATGCTGCGTTAGATGAAGATGATGTCAATGATTACCTAGAGGGTTTAATTAAAGAACCCCAATGTGATTGTCAAGAATGAATAACCCTTATGATAAATTATTCTCTCGCAAGAGAAAGTGGTCGCCAGTTAAACCTACAGTTGGAAAACTTAAGGAAGGAGCTGAGGAAACCATCAAACGTGCCCTCGCAATACGTCATATGGAGCTACCAGTTGGTACCTTCATTACGGAAGGGCTTGAAAAGAATGTTCCCGATAACGCTAGAGCATTATTAATAGATAATGTTAGAGATGAGGAACGCCATGATCTAGCACTAGGGTATTATGTAGATGCCCTTGGTGCAGATGAACAAGCAGAACTAGAAGCAATGAGGTTAAGAGATGCTTGGATTGCACACCCTGATCATACAATTACCAAAGCTCTCGTGGCTGAAAGAGCAATCTTCTTCGTTTTACTCCCTATGTTTAGGTTTAATGGTGATGCTGCTCTACGCACAATTTCGGCAGATATCTCAAGAGACGAACAGATCCATGTCGGATGTAATTCTCTTGTATGTGCAGAGTTGGGTCTTTCTATTTCTCCTTCTTTGGATAAACTTAGGAAGGCCACGATTAACTGGATTCTTCAACCTTTAAAAGGTAATGGAATCGACAGATATTTAGACAGAAAATTTTGGGCCGATTCTAGTGATCGCCTAATGTATGAAGGCAAAGCACCAGAGCTTTCTGACACCAAGGCGGCTAGGATGCCAGCATTTTTTGAACATGCAAATACAAACCTCCCAAAATACGCTTGAGTGGGGACGGATTGAAAGGGTCATAGCTGACCTAGACGAACAGTTTCCTGACGTATTTCCAGACCATAACCTATCAGAAAAAGAGATATCTTATAGAGCTGGTCAACTATCTATTATTAGATTACTTAAACAACAACTATCCGATTAATATTATGTGCGGTTCACTTATTAGTTCAATCTTTGGCGGTGGAAATAGAAACACACCACCACCACCACCTACACCAGCTCCACCTACACCACCCCCAGCACCTCAAGCAGTACAACGTGCTCCTGTTGAACCACCACAAACACCTACTCCTAGTCCTGTAACTGAAGATGAGACTAAGCGTAAAGCTAAAGTAACAGCTAAGAAAATACAGAAAAAGAAAAGATCAGCAGGTACTACACAACTAGCTACTAAGAAGCCAGCTCAAGGTGGCCTTTCAGGTATCAACACACCTCAAGGTGTTAACACAGGTG